AAGGAATTTCTCAGTAAAGTACCAAAAACAAATGAAGCTATTGTTGGATTAATTGGAAGAACTAAAAACATTAACTTATTGGTCAGTCCATTTAAGAGTAGTTTATTAACTGGTATTTGGAAAACGGGTGCCAACAAACTCAATGCACGAGTTGGTGTTGCACAAGTATTGCAACGTAAGTCCAGAATGGATACTCTCAGTAATTTGCGTCGTATATTTACACCAAGTACTGGTGGAAGTGCACAATTGAAAAATGCAGAAATTAGACGTTTGCATGCATCACAATATGGTTATATCGCACCACTTGAAACACCTGATGGTGCACAAACTGGTGTGGTAAAGCATTTGGCGTCAACGTGTTCAATTAGTATTTCAACTAATCCAAAGATTTTGCATGAAGTAATGATGTTTCTAAATCGCGAACAGAGAAATGAAAATAAGCCCGATGTTATTACACGACTCGAAGATCTTCCGATCAAAGAAGCGTGGAAATTAACACCAATTATGATTAATGGTGATTGGTGGGCTAGTACAAACAATCCACCAATGGTAATTGAATATTTGCGCGAAAAAAGACGAAATCTCCAAATTGATGCTTTCACTGGAATTGTTTGGGATTTCGATATGAATGAAATTAGACTTAACACGGATAGTGGAAGATGTTTGCGTCCTTTGTATATTGTTGATTCTGGAAATAAGTTGCGTATGAACAAAGATATTATTAAGAAATTAACTGATATGGATCCAAACAAAAAATGGATATGGGATAACTTAATTACGAGCAAAGTTATTGAATATATCGATACACATGAATCCGAATATAATGTTGTAACTGCACAATTTCCCAGCACTTTAACACAAGGTGATCCAAAATTGAAACAATATAGTCATTGTGAAATTCATCCTATGTTGATGTTGGGACTTGTAATTGGACTTATTCCTTATCCAGAACACAATCAAGCACCAAGAAATCTATTCGAAGGTAGTATGGCAAAACAGAGTTTGGACATTTATTCAACAAGTTTCCCAATTAGAATGGATACGGCAGCACATGTTATGCATTATCCTGAACGACCGTTAGTTGGAACTTACTTCACTGATATTGTTAATTATGACAAGCTTCCTGCGGGAATTAATGCTATTGTCGCAATCGCTATGTATACCGGTTATAATCAAGAAGATAGTATTATTCTGAATAAGAGTTCTGTTCAACGTGGACTCTTTGTCAGTACAACATACAAGAGTTACAAAGAAGAAGCTAAAAATGAAGAAAAGTTTGTGAAACCTGATCCATCAAGAACAACTGGTATTAAGAAACATGCTAATTATGAAAAGCTGAATCAATTCGGTATTGTGCCGCCAGGAACATTTGTTGAAAAAGATGATATCTTAATTGGCAAAGTTACTGCGTTAGATCGAAGTGAAAGAACTGGACAGATTGATCAGCGAGACATTAGTATTCCATTGAAAGAAGAATATGGAATAGTGGATCAAGTTATTACTGATACTAATGATGATGGATACGAAGTTTATAAAGTGAAGGTGAGAATCTTGAAGGTTCCACAAATTGGCGACAAACATTGTTTTGATTCAGAAACTGAAGTTTTGACTCGTGATGGATGGAAATTCTTCAAGGAAGTAACAATGGATGATAAAATTGCTACACTCAAGGATGGACAATACTTAGAATATCAGAATCCGATCAATCAATATGAATACGATCATAATGGTCTTATGTACAATATTAAAAATCAACAAATTGATCTATTAGTAACGCCAAATCATAAAATGTATATTAATGAAAATAATAAGGGATTTGAATTAAGAGAAGCACAAACATTAAGAGGTCAACATGTTATGTATAAAAAGTCGGTTACAAATAATTTCAGTGAAAAAATGCATCTAAATGATTTCGAAATTGAAGATGATTTATGGCTCGAAATACTTGGAAAATGGTTTAATTCAAAAACATGTGTATGGAAAGGAAATGAAATTGTTGAATATCTCACAAAATTAACAAGACTTCCTGACTATGTATTTGATTTGTCGGAAAATCAAGCAAAGTTATTGTTGAATTATATTGCACCACATGGAAAATGGTATAGTGAATACTTCATTACATATGATGAATTTCAAAGACTTTCTATCCATGCTGGATTTTCAACAGATGGTTATAATGTCTATAAAAAGAAAAATGTATGGGCTAATGATCCATGCGAAACACAAGATGATTCTGTAATTGAATATAATGGAAAAGTATATTGTCTTGAAGTGCCTAATCATGTATTGCTAGTAAGACGTAGTGGAAAACCAGTATGGAGTGGAAATAGTTCTCGTAGTGGACAGAAAGGTGTTTGTGGAATGCTTTATGGTCAATGGGATATGCCTTTTACTGAATCTGGCATTACTCCTGATTTGATTATGAATCCACAAGCTATTCCGTCTCGTATGACACTTTCACAAATTATGGAAACGGTTACTGGTAAGTCTTGTGCTATTAATGGTAAAATTGCTGATGCAACTGGATTTACTGGTATTGATGTTAATGATGTTATTGCTGAATTAAAAGAAACTGGATTTGATGAATTCGGTTATGAAGAAATGTATAATGGCTTCACTGGTGAAAAGATGAAAGCAAAGATCTTTATAGGTCCTACTTATTACCAGCGATTGAAGCATATGGTTGATGACAAAATGCATGCTCGCGCAAGTGGAGCTGTGCAGATGTTAACAAGACAACCATTAGAAGGAAGAGCTCGAGAAGGAGGATTGCGCTTTGGTGAATATCTCGCCACAGTCAGACCAAAAGTCTGGCTAGTCTACGTGTGGTAGGCAACATTCCCAAATTGCGGGGACAACCTGACGTTTGCGTATAAAAATGATTTAAAGACTTTGTCATCTTATATGAAAAGAGACGATGGAGTCAAATAAGATACCCAACCCTAAATACTATATTGTATTGATTAATGGAAGAGTATGGAGTAGAAAATCTAAAAGGCTTTTAGTACAAACTAATGTTAATGGTTATATGAATGTTCATATAGATAATAAAATGTATGCTGCTCATAGATTAGTAGCACTTACCTATCTGGAAAATCCAAAAAATAAACCTTACGTTAATCATAAAAATTGTGATAAACTTGATAATTGGATTGATAACCTTGAATGGTGTACTCAAAAAGAAAATTGTAATGATCATGGAAAAGTTACTAGTCATGCTAAACAAGTTATTCAAATGGATTTGAAAGGTAATTTTATCCAAATTCATAATTCTGTAACACAAGCTGGACAAAATACAATATCTCTGACTGCAAAAACAAAAAATATAGGTGTTGATAGATCTACAATTAAACGAGCATGTACAGGAGAACAGCTTACAGCCGGTGGATATAAATGGGCTTATGTGAATAAAAAAGATATGCCAATTAAAATAGATATTTCAAAAGGCAAACCAATTCCTAATTATCCTAAATATATAGCTTTTCGTAATGGAGTAATTGTAAGTGTTCGTAAAAAGAATACATATTTATTAAAACCCCAAGGCAATGATAATGGTCATGACTATATTACTTTATGTAAAAATAATGATAAGAAAAATACATATATTAATCAAATTATTGCAGAAACATTTATTCCAAATAATGATAAAAATAAAACACGTGTAATTCATAAAAATAGAATTAAAAATGATAATCGAGTGGAAAATCTGGAATGGGTATCTCCAGGTAATACCGCTAAATACGCAAACAGAAGTTCTTAGTACCAAATTAACTTCGAAAGAAGTTAATGGCTCATGTTAACTGCATGAGGTAGTGGCGAAAGCCACCAGGCTTTCGGTCCTCGGACTGAATGTCCTGTGGTAAAAAGCTAAGAAATAGGGTCAATCCGCAGCCAAGCCCCTAAACTCGTGGATTTTAAAATCCGTGTCAGAGCATGGGGAAGGTTCAACGACTAGATGAGAATGGGCTTGAAGGAACTGACAATTCCTAATGATAGCTTAAGGTATAGTCTATTCCTACCTGAGAAGGTACTGCAACCGAGTCTTGTATACTCCACATTATCCAATATTGGATAGGTATACATTGCGAAGTTGTGGGGTCAACATAAAATAAAACCCAAATAAAAATTTGTGGAGAATTAGTTGACTGGTCCACAAAAAGAGATGGAGCGCGATGCAATGATTGCACATGGCGCCTCGCAATTCCTCAAAGAGCGATTTTATGAAGCAAGTGATAAGTACGAAATGTTTGTCTGTGATGTTTGTGGCTATATTGCAATCGGCAATCCATCAGACAACTTATTCAGATGTATCACATGCAAAAAGGAACAAAGAGTTTCAAGAATTAGTAAAGTAAAAATCCCGTATGCAGCTAAATTGTTGGTACAGGAAATTCTTAGTATGGGTCTGACAATGAGATTATTCCCAGAAAAGTATACAACTGAATAAATCGAATAATAAAAAAATATTTTTTTATTTCACTATTATCAAAAAAAGAAAATTACTTGGTTTATTCAACAATTACTTCATTTCGAGCTTTCATTGCTTCAGCATTAAGCTTAAGAGCTTCAATATAATCTCTGAAAATCTCCTCGAATTTAATGTCGTCATCCCCCAATTTGATATTTCCAGTAATTGTCATTGGATTCAATCTTCTATGTCTACTTGGCTTGTCGCCATACATCAATCCAAAACAGATTGATGTTGTAAATGCACAAACCAATGCAGCAATATAAACACTAATTGTGGCAAAGAATGCAATACCAAAGATTTCAAAAATGTTCATGACTTTGTGATAAAGTTTGTAACATGTATTTTTTCAATTTTTTTCAATTATTAATTAAATGGCGGATAAAGGAAAAGGACCTGCTGCTCCACAACTACCAACACCTTTGAAAATTTTTGATTGGGTTAATGCTATTGTTAGAGATTCGTTTGAAGTGGGTGACACAAAAATAGATATTTATATGCTTACTGTAAGTACTCCCCTTTATAGAGGCGACATTGATGACTTTGATAATTTCGATCCGAAAAAATCATTTGATAGACCTATTACGTGGTTTGGTAATTATCCAACTGCATCGCTTTATGGTCCAGTAACTGAGTATCAATTAAAGAAAGTAGGATTCTTTTTCGCGATGGATACTCCAAATAATATTAGATGGCTTAAATCACAAATAAACAGCAATGAAAGAGCAGCACTTGATGAAACTTTTCAAATAAGAACTAAAAAAGGATGAAAAAGAAGAATATGTTTATAGAACTTCGGAACCGATTGAAGATGTAATAGTAGCCAATGCTTTATGTAATTTAACAAGAAGATCTGGTGATCGCCCATCAGTTGATGGATGGATTCATTTAACAATGAGATCTCACAATACTTCTGGTTTCATGGGACCCGAAATTATGATTTGTAATCCTGCTAGAGTTGTAAGGCAAGTCAAGGTCTTCCCTTTTACTGACAAAACCAAGTTAAAAGAATTGCGACTGGAAAGAATGGCAAATAGGGAAAAGAAACAAAGAAAAAGAATTAATATAACATACCTTGATGTACATAGAAGAGAATTTCAACCAAGGGAAGCAACAGCTTCTACGTCAGGATTATCAAGTGTAGCTTCAAAATTATTTTAAAGTCCTTTCATTTTATAAAGTAAATATGGGGAATCACAACAATATATCAGTATTTTTTGGTAATGGTATTAAATTCGTATATCATCTTCATCGTTCTAAATTAACAGGACTCGACATCGCAAACTTTCTTAACGAAAACGAATTCTGTAATGCCGGTTGTTTGTTGGCTAAATTGATGGAATTAGAAACACCATTTTCTTTTTGGTCAGGAGACACTAATGACAACCATCCTCTTGCTGTTGGTGAAGAATACGAAATTAAAATGATTAATAAAAAAATATATATTAATAATGGTGATTTTACTGGGACACCTGAAGAATATATAAATTACCAAAATTGAAATTATTTAAAGTCTTTTTTATTTATTACAAGAAAGGATGAACGATCCAGAAGGACATCTGTTTCTTTTTCGCGCCAGAAAAACACTGGCAAAAATGTTGATGGATCGTGGATTCGACAACAATCAAAAGCTTATTACAATGTTCGAAACAGATTTCAAAGATTTAAAGGGAAAAATGAAATTGGAAAACACATTCTTAGAACTAATTAACAGTAATGGTGATAAACAAGTAATTGTAGCATTTGTTGTATTAGATAAATTTAAAAAGGATGACATTCTTAAATGGTATGAATATGCAGTAAAACAAGCTAAGGAACGCAAAATTAACACACATTTATTGATAGTTTTAACAGGAAAACCAAATAGTATATTAGAAAAAATGAAGACTGAACAAAATCACATTCATAAACAAATTAAGATTAATGAAGAACAAAAAGTATATGTTTATGGTGAACTCTGGAATGCGGAAGTCCTCCAATATAATATTACTGAAAGTGATTTAGTTCCTAAGCATAGATTGATGTCACAGACTGATGTCGACGCATATCTTGTTGAAGTTAACTTGACAAAAACACAGTTACCAAAAATCAAACATAATGATCCTGTTGCAAGATACTTCGGTGCACGTCCAGGTGAAGTAATGAAAATAGAAAGATTAACTGAAAGTTCAGGAATCAGCTTTTACTACAGAATGGTTATCTAATATTTCAAGAACATCATTTTTATTTTTTCTATTATATCTTATTGCCCAATGACGAGGAATGTCACCATATTTATTTTTAATATTCGCGTCAGCACCGGCATTAAGTAATAATTTAATTATTTGTATATGCCCTTTGTCACAAGCCCAATGCAACGCTGTATAACCATACGAATTTTGATGATTGACATTAGCACCAGATTTAATCAAAAATTCAACACAATCAATTAATCCACCACAACTTGATGATATTAAAGCAGTGGATTTTACATGATTTTGTTTATTGACATCTACACCTCTATTGATCCAGATTTCCAATACTTTTGTGTACCCACTTCTTGTGGCGAAAAACCAAGAGAAATCTTCGTATTGATCCAGAATTCTAATTTCTTCTGGTGATAATTGGTATAAATTGTGGATACAACTTATTTTAGAAATACTCCGAGGACTTAAATAATTGTAAATTTGATACCATAATTCATTTGGTAAGTTCATCTTGTCTGTAACAAAAAAATAAGATTATTTCAGTTTTTTTCAAATCTAGCTAAGAAATTTTCACGCACTTTATTCATCTTTAATTTTTTTAATTTCTTTTTTGCTTTAATTATCTTGAAAAAGCCAATAATTTTTGTTGCCGATCTATCACGTCTAGTGCCAATTTCATGAAGCCTCTTTTTTAAGATGTACAATTTAAAAGCCTTATGAATTTTTCTAACAGCTTTGTTTCTGACATGAAGACAATTTAAACACATATAACTATGATAATCACATACATTATGTTTGCAATCTAAGGTTTTTGTGGCATATTCATCACAAAGCACACCTTTTCCATCAGCACTACAAAAACCAAGTGGAATATCATTAATAAAGGATTCTTCTAATACCATTCTAAGAATTGCATCTTCTGTTTCGCGATCTATATCCATTCTTATTATTAACTTTCATTTTTTTGCTTTAATAACCTTTTCATAAGCTTCAATTAAAACTCTTGTATTGATTTTATTTCTTTTTTGCAATAATATTTTCAAACCTGTTATTATTCTAATTAGATCAATGTCTGTACTATCATTAAATGGTCTTATTGTTAAATGACAATAATATTCTTGTATATCGTCACCAGTAACATACTTAAGATCATCAATAATCATAGTATTCTTTTTATTGAACATTGGGAATCTTTCCCAAACTCTAGTCAGTGATTTATTATTAAATTGGTCTAATTGATTTCGAGACCATGTAAAAATAAACTTATCCGCGTAAGAAACTAATGCAGTCTTTAATATATAGTCTAACCATTCAATCTTCGCTGCTGTCCAAACAGCGACATAAAAATTATCAACAAGAAAAGACATAAACTCGTCTAAATAAGGTCTTTTCCAAACATGTATTTTCATATAATTGAATCCTTCTATACCAATGGAATTCAAATCTTTTAAAATAAAATCAGAATTTGTTTGTCTATAAGACGGGATTATTTTATGAGTTATTAAAGTGTCATCGATATCTAAAATAATAAGATAATTCTGTTTCATTATACTTTTTTTGGAATTTTATCTGCACCAAGTTTTCTATATTTAACAATTAAATCCCATACTGCTTTAAGACGTGGTAGATTTCCCTTAAACCATTCGCGATCTCTTTGTTCAGTTACTTGACAAAACTTCACAATTTTCCAGTAAATATATCTTGATCCAATATACCTATCAGGTTCATTTGATCGTATTTCTTTTAATTTGGCTCGTGCCCAACTTTTTTGTTCTTCAAATGATAAATTTAAATCAGGATACAAATAGCATATTTTTGCATTACCATTTTCATCAATTTCTTGTTCGTCATTGTATTCAAACATCACACCTTTATGTTCTGTTTCGGTGTCTTCAATAAATGATTCCCATGAAACATACTCTCCAAATTTGCAATCAAAGAAATCGCATCTATTAACTTTTGTTACTGCCATTTGTGTACGCGTTTGTCCTTTATAACAAGCAGGAACTGTTCCATCTGGTATTCTATTGTAAGGACTCTTAATTTCAATTAACCATGCATCATTATTTACTTCATCAATAACAAAACCATCACAACTGGCACCAATAAATGAATATACTGGATGAATTAATAATGGTGCATCATAAACTTTTACATTATTGATTTTTTCATATAATTGAGCTGCAATTGGTTCATATTGATTTCCCCATCGCGTATACTTATTACTAAATGATGCTGGTTCACTACATTTTTGAACCACTACTTTTCTTGCAGTCTTATATTTATCTGTACCAAGAACAGCAGAAATATCACTAGCAGTAATACACGCTCCACGTTTTTTGTACCATTCTGCTGTTCTTTGTGGAGCTTGTGTTTTTGAATACTCAATTAAATATTCCATATATTCTTTTGGACCAAATGCTTGTACTGCTAATTCATAAATTTCGTCCAAAAGTTGATATAATTCCGATAAACAATCGTTTATAAGTTGTCTAATTCTACGATTTTCGTTGAGAACAGATTCCATTTATATATTGTGTCAACTAAGTCTTTAAAAAGGAATCAATTTTCAAACTTATTAAAAAAAAAGAAGTTTAAATTAGTTCGATAGGGAACTTTCTGCAAATAGCACATTCAGTTTTGTATGTTGTGTTATCTTCATCATTGAAGCATTCTTCACAAAAGACATGTTTACAATTTGTAATTACTATTTCTTGGTCCTCGAATTCACCTTGACAAAAGGCACAGAACCCTGCATTTTTAATGATTTCTGATCTTTCTTCAGTTGTCATTGTACTTGGTTCTTGTGGAATAGGTGGTGGGGGTGGTGGAGGAGGAGATAATGATGAAATTGGTTGTGGAGCAGCTGGAAGAGCCTTCCTGTTATATCCATCTTTGCTCATTTTGTAAGCAGCAGGAGTCTTTTGTTTTAACATCCAAAGATCATCGATGAAATTGGCTGAAATACCACGTCTTTGATACTCTTCAAAGACAAGCTTGAGGGCTCCCCAAGTATATCCATCATTGTTGAGC